CCCCATAGCCATGAAAGCATAATTCATTACATTTCGGCGCTCTATTGAATCAAATCTAGATGAGATTGCTAACAATACATTCATTAGCATATCTTGAGTAATATCACGTGGAAAATTAGGACTCTTCCTTAAATCACGCAATAGATCAGCAGCTCGAGAATTAATATCTTCATAATCCGACGAAACACCGAACATAGAGATAAGATTAATCATTGAGTTAGAAAGTCCAATTATTGGTGCAAATGGTTCTTTATTATTATCGAGTAATTTGAAAGGTAAAGGTTCTTCTGAATAAAATGTGAAGTGTCGATATACAAATGAACTCCGATCTACCCAATCAGAGTCCTTAGCAATACCGACATCGGGACGAAGACGCAATCTTGCTGTTGCTCCTTCTTCAGTTAATATCCAGTTTCTAGTATAACGTTCCAATAATTCTTTAGATTTATCGGTCCTATGACGTTGTAAATATATTTGTAATACATTTGACGATCTAATACTCCTACGCATCAATCTTGGTATCACTTGACTCCAAGCTAGTGATCCAAGCTCGAATTTATATTGACGTAATAACTTTTCTTCTGCGTCATTTGCCGTCTTTGTTAATCCGCTATCATTTTGAATTTTCTCCATTTCGTGAACACCGAACCAGTTTTGAGTATCAATCCACGCCTTAACTAGATCGGCAGTTTTGGTTACATCTGTTCCAATGTCTATAAATTTGAGGATCTTAATCACATTACTAGCATATCTACGGCCATCTTCAGTCAGATTGAACCATGTAACCACGTCTTGTGTGGTTGGATAAAGAGTATGCACTCCAATTCCACATCCACCTTCTTGGTTAGGTACGTATAATGCAGTAAATGGTACTAGAAATCTGACTAATGATAATTTATTATGGTGTTGTGTATCACCAAGTCGATATATTCGTGCTAAATTCCATAACCATAAAATACTATTATGTAAGAAACGAGGTTCCCATCCTCTGGTCATCATCTCACCATAAGTTGATGCCAGAGAACTTATCTCCTCGATTTTACTCACAATCGCAGTTGATTTTTCTTTACCGACCCAAAGCATGTTGCCAAGTGGCCACAATTGACCTCTCAGTATATACTTCTTTAAGAATACAGCTAGTATTTCACCCATTTCAAGTTTCTCGACTTTAGTCTTCATATGACATGCTCTAAAACACAATACTACTATATGTACGAATATCCTATATTGCAATTCAGTAACTTTCTTTGACATATTAATAGCCCATCGTTGTAATGAATCATCTCCAAGAACTTTAAGTGATTCGAGATCTATGGTTTCAACCAATTTAGTCCATTCTACTATTTCACTTCTGAGAAAATCTATGCTTTCTTTGAACTCAGCAAACCATTCAATATTTTCATCTATATAATTAAGGAAATCACGTGGATGAATTATTGCTCTATAGACGCTCCTATTCATTGATAACATAAATATCGTATTTAATGTACTAGTACCACGTTGACCAGAAGGCCGTTGTGTCATGATACGTAATAATTGGCCGGTGATTATTTTCTTGACATGTATAGCCGCATCGGTTGCGTTATTATGGCGTTGGACAGAGTACGTAGCAATATTACCTTCGTCATCTTTCTTTGTACCCTTTAGTGTCACATAATAACTGCCATCGACTTCTTCAACATCAGCACTTGATCTATCTAATTCATCAGATTGTACATACCTATCAGCATGAATTTTATATTGTTTACCTCCGACTTTGTAATCAAATAGGTTTTCTAGCGAGACGATATTCCCTAGATGTGTAGTGTGAACTGGAATAGTATCATCAATTATGTATCTAGCAACTTTGGTGATTGTATTTCGGAACATACCCCATAGCTTTGGAATGTCACCTATCTTAATCGACCTTGTTGTTGGATTCCCATTTTCAGAAGTGAATAAAGTATGCTCATGCACATTTTCGTCTAAATATTTTCCAATATCACTTTCCATAGTTAAAGCTAGCATACCAATTTCTTTATCAAACGCTGAGGCATCTAATCCAGCGAAGAACATCGAAACTGAAGCCGTACCTGTATAAAATAGTTCAGAAGCAAAGTCCTTCAACAAGTTGCCTGATTGTTTACCATGCATACTTAAAGGACTATCACGTAAAACATCCTCTTCGGGTTCAAGTAATTGTGAACTAATTACAAATTCGAGCATCGCTACCATTGCAACTAAACGTAACATTCGCGCCCTTTCAAGCCTTGAAGTTAGTAAAGTTGGGTAGCCGATACCAGACATGCCTTGATTCACATACTGCCACCATTCATCATATGCAGTTTCAACATTTCTTAGTTTTTCATCTAATAACGCAGATCCTTCTTTAAGCCAAAGAAATGGTTTCGTTGTAGTTGACACGATTTCTTTACTTGTGCCATCAGTATTTTG